CTCGCGAAGAGAGAGTCTTCGCGGGCGCGCAGTTCCTGGATCGAAAGGTCCGGAACCGACGCGTCCGCCCAGACTTCCTTCATCGGGAGGGCGCTACCCTCCGGCGACGACGAGGTGGCGGCTGCCAACGTGACTTCCCACAAGGACGCTCTGACGAGCGAGTGGCAAACCGACGGTTCACTGCTTGATAAGATCAGGGCCTGGGCCCGCGGCTGGGCTCGCCGCTTCCTGGGTGACCCTCGCCGGGCCTCGTCTTCGGGGATCCCCACCCTTTCGTCTTGTGCTGAAAGCAGAAAACGTCAGGGGGGGCTCCGCGGTTACGTGGCTCGGCTGGGGGTTCACCCCAGGGCGGCGGACCTCGCTCCGAGCCTTTACCCTATCTTACCTCCGCAGGACGCCTCGACCTTGGTCCAAGACGCCTCTCTGCTCCTTCACGGTTTAGATCACTTGTCGCAGGAATTCGTTCCTCCGCACCGGGTGATCCCCGTCAGGGAGAGGGGCCTCAAGGTCCGGATCGTGACGTCTCCGTCGGCCGGCTACTCGCTACTGGGTCACGTCGTGCGCAAACGCCTTCTTGGAGGGTTGCGCCGGGATCCTTCGGCTCGATCGACGCTGATCGGGATCGTGGACGAGTCCGTCTATGACTACTTCATCGGCTCGTCAGGTGACGTTGTCACCTCGACGGACCTGAAGTCTGCCACGGACCTACTCCCCCTCGACCTCGTCTCAGCCTTGATCGACGGCCTTAGGGATAGTGGCAAGCTCCCGCTCTGGGAGGTTGAGGCCTTGCGGCGCCTCTCGGGGCCGCAAGATCTAATCTACCCAGGCGAGAGCGAGCCTGTCAAGACGAGACGCGGTATACTGATGGGTCTTCCGACGTCATGGGCTCTCCTGTCGCTCGTCCACCTCTTTTGGTGGACTGAGTCGATTAAGGAGTCTGCCCGCGAACGTCGAGTCAAGCTCAGTTCGGCTTTCGCTGCTAACAGATTTGTCATCTGCGGCGACGATGGCCTTGCCTGTACTTGGCGCGAAGTCTCACGGTGTTACTCGCGAACCGTCCTGGCATGCGGGGGTCAGTGTAGCCCTGGGAAGCATTTCACCGCCGTGGGTTCGAAGCGGCCTCGAGCCGTTTTCCTCGAACGACTCTACGAGTTTTCCGTGGTTGACGGCCGCGTCACAGGTGGCACCAGAAATGGAGCCATCCCATTGCGCGGCCTCGTCCGCCCGGAACTGCCCATAGAGCTTCGAGGCCACGGCTCGGACCTTTTCGTCCCATCTGCGGTCATGTTGCTTCTCTCGGTCGACTCTACCCTTGCTAACCATCCTTCCGGCCGGCGGGCGGTGATCCGTTGGTTAGATCACCACCCGGGCCTCCGGAGACTCGGCACTTCTCTCGGCCTCGTCGACGGTCTCCCCCTTAGAGACGGGGGCACTGGGCTCCCGACCCGCTCAGCTCTTACTCCAGCCGCCAAGAGAAGAAGGTGGATCACCTCCCTACTCCGAAAGGAGGGGAAGTCGATCCCTTCTCTCGTCCGTGGGGTCATAGACCCCACGTGGCAGCTGGCTTCGGAGCTCGCGGTTTCGGACCTCAATGACTTCGTCAAAGGTGGGACCTTTATACGAGGGCAAGAAGGCGCGGACCCTCCCGCCGACACTCACCAAGTCCGGTGGTGCCCCGGCCCTTCCTGGGACGAGCTCGTTCAGGAGTCAACCGAAAGGTTGTACTACGAATACGTGCTCATCTTAGGTTTAGGAGCCGGCAAGCGACCGAAACTGGGCGAGCGCCAGCTACGGAAAGCCAT